TTGCGCTAAAATTTATTTGTGAACTGGTTGCGCTTGTCCAAGTAATCCCCGTTGCTGGCAAAGTCATTGAGCCGTGACAATTTATTCTTGATGTAGAAACCCAAGAGAATGTAACATTACCTACAAGTGGACCAGCAGCCGTTAAGTCATTGCAGACAGCGTTCGTGCCTACGGTGACTGTATATAGCGTTGCGTTAGACAGCGAATCAAAGATGACATTATCAGCAGACGTAGGAGCAGAAGCACCGCCAGCACCGCCAGAAGTGGTAGCCCAGTTTGTAGTTGTGGTCGCATCCCAAGTGCCCGCACCATTTACCCAATAGCGATCAGCCATTACGCTTCTCCCTCTGTTGGTTTAATATCTTGCGTTACCGCTGGGTTAACAATGTCGTACCAGACATTAAAGCGATAAATTTCAATTGCGTTAATTTCTTGAGCAGAAAGAGAGTTGATGTATTCGGGTGTGCCGACGATTGCGTCTTTCAGCACATAGCCTTCATAAGACGCAACAAAATCAATTGACATTGAGCCGTTAGGGTTGGTGATTGGTGGATCACTAACAATATCTGGGATTATCATGCTAAGAACCTTAGCTTATACAACGTGGATAAATACAACTCAATAATATTATCTATCAATTGTTGCATTGTAGAATCATCTTTGTCGCAGATTTTATAACGATTAGTTTCAATATCTTCCAACTGACCTTCTAAAAACTCAACTACATTTGTAGTTTTTTTAGCAGAACTCAAGGAAATTGGACCCATCAAGCCACTTCTGCCCTGATAGGCTTCAGCAAAGTCATCTGCACGTTCAATGATATTCTCATAGAACTTTTGCAGGGCTTTGTGCTTAGAATAACTGCGAGTATTCAAATGTACAGAATGTGCAACATCCCGTGCTAGAAACAACATACCTATAAAATCGCAAGCTTTCATTGTTGTGGCTCCATTGGCATTTGTTCAGGCGGGGGCATCATCTCAGGGGGTGGCATCATCTGTTCTTGTGGCATCTGAAACTCTTGACGCTGTGGAGCACCACCAATCAGATCACCCGTATCCAAGGCAGCAGCAATGGTGCCGCTTACAATGTCCTGAATTTGCTCAAAGGTCATGCCAGCTTGCACGGCAGAGATACGCTTAGTCTCGGCATCAAATGCCTTGATCTGAGCCTCATAATCCGCACGTTGCTGCTCTTGAACCTCGACAGACTTAGACACATTCTGAAGCATACTCATCATCTGCTGCATCTCTTGGTTCATCGCATCCATCTGCATCTTAGCAGCCTGCATCTCAGGCGAGTCATCCCCACCTTCCATCAACTTAGGATCAATGGTCTTGGCAAAGCGCTTAGACATCTCCTGCGCGCCAGGCCAATCCATGTTCTTAATGAACAGATCGCCTGCAACCGCCCACAACTGGGGGTTGCCTTGCAAGAGCTGCGCCATTGCTTCCAATGCTTCCTGACGCTTAGTCATGTAGCTTGGACCGGTGGTCACGCACACATCGTACTTACCCACACCAAGGTTATAAATCTTCTCAAGCACAATGCCTTGCTGATCCACAATCTTATTGACCGGCATCGGCTGGTTGGGGTTAACCTTAACAATGTCTGTCTCGCCATCAATGCCAATGATTCGAGCAATACGCTCAGTATCATAAATCTTAGGCACCAAATCCACGATCTGACGGGTGATATAGCGCACAGCACGGGCTAAGTTATCCACATAGTGGTATGTGCCGACATCTGCCTGACGCTCACGGGCTAAGATCGCCTTACCAGAGCGCTCGTTAGAGGTCTGACCGAGGCTAGAGTCATATTGCCCTGTGGTGCCCTTAATATCGTCACTCGCACCCATCTTGGCTTGAATTAAACCTGTTTGGGGGAGCGGCGGGGGCGCACGTTGTGGCAGAGGCAGTACACCACCCGCACCATCAGTCACATCAGGGTTAACTTCCAAATACGGCCAGTTGGTGGTATTCGCTGTCTTCCATTGCATTTCGTAGCCTTCAAACTGACCACCATAGCCAATAAACGGGGCTTTGGGCGCCAAGGCTAACATCTCAGCCTCTTGGCTAGTCCAGTAGTTATACATCCGCTGCGCATCTTTGGCGTTACGCACAATGCCAGAGACATAAATGCGACCATCAACTTCAAATTCGTTACCGACCACTCTGACCACAGGAATAGAGGCACCCGCCCAATCTTGGGATTCAAGCACCTCAAAACCATTGATCTTGCACCATTTGACGCGTCTGATGTCAACGGTTCTAGACTTGATGGGCTTCATACCGGTTGCTGCCATGTCTTGATCTTCAACCGAGCCTTTCATAACACTCACATTACCGTAGTACAGGTTCAGTGTTGCCTTCTCATGCTCGATATAAAAGTATTCAGCAATACTGCGAGATAGAGGCGTCCCCAACACCTTGCGCCATCATCGAGGATATTGGCTGCGCATCAGGGAACTGACGCTCATAATCTTCTTTGGTCAGGTCTTCAGTAATGAAACACCACTGCGCATCCGACCCACAAGGGTCTTGGATGGTGGGGTCCATGTAGACTGAAAACGAATTACGAATGCGACCAATCTTAATGTCTTGGTTAAAGGAGTTATCGTCGCAGTACTCAGTCAGCAGACGGATATAGCCTTCGCCATAGGAGACTTGGTTCTCACACGCCGTGTCATACGCCACATCCGCATCAGAGATGTACTCAATGTGGCGAACCAGCCCATCAAAGATCTCAGCTACTTCAACGTCAGCCTTATCGTCCACGGGAATTACCTTCCCACTTGGTCGATTTTGGCGTTGATCGTTAGTAACTTGTCTGACGTGCTGGGGGAGTTTGTTGATGGTAAGGCAGGGGCGGGCGTTGATGGTTTGACCTTGGACGGAGCCACGGGTGGCAAGCACGTCGGCTGGCCATTGCCACGAGTTATCTGGACTTCCAGCGTAGAATCGCAAGTCATCTAGCTCATCCTCTCGGCTCTCAGAATACGCCGATACGGCCATTGTAAAGCGGCTTTTGGCAACCGAGATGATGTCTTTTTCTTTCATACCGTACCTATAACGTCTTTATCTTTCATGACGAGCAGACCATCATATGCTTGGTCAATAGTGCCACTATACATGATGTGGTCCCCCACCGATACCATTAGTGGTCGGTTTGAGCCTTTCTTGCCTGGACCGACAGCCACCACCACACCCGTGCGCATCTCTTCTTCAGGCATGATAATTAGCCCAGACTGAACGAAGGGGTCGGGTTTGACTACGATGTTGTCATTTATTGGTCGGATCATTTAACACCCATATATTGACGCAATTGTTGAGCGTACTCTTGTTGTTCAGGCGTTGCATTTAATGCGGATGGATCACCTGAGAGTATACGCGCAGCAAGCGTTTGCCGCATAGCGTCAGCATCGCCGCCGCCATAGTTCTTAAACGCTTCTGTTTGTTCAGGCGTTAAATCATAACGTGGCGGGTCAACATTACCTTTACGCATATGCACTCTAGCCGCTTCATTCATCATTACAGCTTGCTTTTCTTGGTCAGTCAACGTGCTGTACGGATTAAGAATAACCATGTCATCGTCGGCTGCCATGCCGGTGGTTTTAGGGTTTTTCTTGAAATACTCTAACTCACCAGGGTACAAGACGTCGCGTGTACCTATACCGTACACAGCTTTTGGAAATCCTTTGTCCATACCTGGCATATTATTTCTTCTTAGCCGTTTTAGCAGATTCTTTGAAGTCTTTAGCAGTGGGGGCGTTTTTGCTGCCCACCTTATTCATCTTCTCGCCAGAACCTTCTTTGATGCGCTCACGCTTGGCGTGAATATTACTATAAAGTCCAGCTTTTGCCATTATGATCACCCATGATTAGCGAATGCACCATGATACTTATCTCTTGCTTCTTGTGCAACAAGGTCAGCTAACTCTAAATCTTCAAAAGAACCAAAACATTTATATTTGTTGTTAACGCTCATTTGTACTTGCCACTTTTTTTTCCCTTTATGCCAAACCACACCTTTATGCCCTGATGTGTTATTTGCGCTTTTTCTTTTGTTTTGATTGTTTCCAAATGATGTAGCAGAACGTAAATTTTTAATACAATTGTTTAATGTATTGCCGTCAATGTGATCAACTTGAACAGAAAAAAATCCGTGGTGCATTAAAAATATAATCCTATGATTTCTATATTGTTTTCCGTTAATTTGTACGCGGTAATAGTTATTATTTAAAGTTCCAGCTTTTTGCCCAAGTCTAACTTTACCTTTATTTACCTTCCAATACAAAACACCATCACGGTACTCAAACAATTGCTTTACATAATCTTGCGTTATAATTTCTTTAGTCATTTTGAAACTCCTATTTCACTATGATTAAAAATGCCTTTGAGTTAGTCGCTCTTAGGCATTTTGTTTTTACGATCCCATCCAGCTAGTTGCCATGCCACTTTGTGAGTAACTTCTTACTTTAACTACCGTAGTCTCTCTATGTGCCACAGGAAATGCAAAGGTTACACAGATCGCATCTGCCGCATCCGGTGAGGCTAGACCCCTTGCGCGCATATCCTTCTTAGACTCCAAAAAGATCGTACCTTTAGAATCCGGCTTCATTATAGGCGATATTAAATCAGTTTTTAGTATCCTGTCACTAGGAATCGACGCAGTTTTCAACCAATTACGCATTTCTCCCCACATTTCAGCCCGTTTGTTGCCATACATCATCGGGTTTTTGCTCTTACTACCAAAATTCACACCCCGAATCTTGTAGCGCTGCTCTTTTAGACGATCGACCACCCCTCCGCCCACGCCACCCTCATCGACCACCACCATCGCAGGGGCATACTCCTCAATACACTCAATGACATGCCCGACCACAGTCATCGTATCATCACCCTTGAAGCGTTTAATCGCAATAATGTCGCGTCCTTGCCGCACGGCAATGACAGTCGAGTCAGAACCGAACCGTGCAGGGTCAACCCCCACGATAATGGGGGCGGAGTTGTCCTTGTACTTGTCCCGTTTCATCGCCTCATCCACAATTAAACTTGATATAAACTGATCATCGCCCGCTGAGGGGAAGGAGCCATAGACTTCGACTGCCGCCTGACTTGAATCCGCACCATATTCCTCG